TACCTTTTCTGTTTTTACTGGAACAGCCCCCACGACCGGCGTGGCCGACACGGTTCAATTTTACAGTTCAGACTTGTCAGCGGGGAATACAATTCCGAGCTTTTACACAGAAGGAACTAACGTCGGAACGGGAACTCCGGCGGCGGATAGAACCATCGCGGTTCGTTTCAATGGAACTATTTACTATCTCTTAGCGAGCACAATCCCATGATAAAACTAGAACTGACGGTTGAGGAAGTGAATGCAATCCTTCAGACCTTGGGCAACCTCCCGACATCTTCGGGGGCTTGGCCTTTGGTGCTGAAAATCAAAGACCAAGCAGAGGCCCAGGTTAAGGCAAATGATTAACTACACTTGGAAAGTAACGAAGTTCGAGGTCATCGATGAAGGCCCGCTTTCAGATGTCGCGGTCATCAGCTATTTCGAGTGCCTCGGAGAAGAAGGGGGTCTTAAAGGCTCTGCTGGAAGCGATGTTCGTTTGCTTCCTCCTGACCCCGGCAATTTTATTCCTCTGGCTGACGTTACTGCTGACGAAGCCGTTAACTGGACCTTGGCCGCCCTCGGGGAAAGGGCTGAGGTCTACGAAGAAATGGTGAAAGACCAGATTGAGGGGCAAAAGCTGCCGGTTCCGAGAGCCGTAGAACTGCCCTGGATGAATGGCTAGCGCATTTCAGCAAAATGCTTTTCAGGACTCCGCTTTCCAGATTAGCGGGGTTCCTGTTGTTGTCCCGAAAGGCGGGGCATCAGGGAAGAAATCGAAATATCCGAAACGGGTTTCGGTTAATGGCCGAGTCTTTGTCGTTCGGTCAAGGGCAGAAGAAATCGAGTTGCTCCGGCAGCTCCAGCAAGAAGCAGACGACCAAGCCGCCATCGCTAAGGGCCTTGGAGACGAGGTTCTAGCCAAGCGGATTAAAAAAGCCGCTGTCAAAATTGAAACAAGGGTGCAGGCTCAAGAGAGCCGACTTGCACGCCTGCTGCGAGATGACGAAGAAATCCTCCTACTGCTGAGTGCTTAAATCATGGCAGACACTCTAAGAAACATCGGAAGGGGCCTAGCGCGCGGGATGACCGCTGACGTTCTAGGAACTCCAGTAGATACGCTCAACCAAGTTAGAGCGGGCCTACTAGGCCCTGCGACCGCTGGCAATCCGTATGCCACGGCGATTCGGGGCCTTCTTGGTTCTGAGCAGCAAATTGGTACTGGGGATTGGTTCGCGCAGCAGATGGGGCTTCCGCAAGGCCAAGGCGTTGCATACGAGGCAGCAAGAATGCTAGCCCCAAGCCCGACGGAAATTCTGTCCGCAGTAAGGCGAGCGCCTTCTATTCAAAAAATCGCAAATGATGACGTCAAAGATATTCTAGAAAAAGAAGGATATCTTCGTTTATACCACGGGGGGCACGACCCAGGGTTTGAGCAAGTCCCAAAGGGCGGGACATTTGATGGTTTTTTTGCATCTGTCGAGAGAGTGCAAGGGCATGGGTCCGGTCACAATTATTTTGCGGATATTCCGGAGCATAAAATTTTAACGAATTACGATTTGAACTATGAATTACCGTACAAAAAAGTCTTAGATGTATTCAGCAAAATAACAAAAATAAAGGAAAATGATCCAGAGTTTGAATCGGCATGGAAAGCAATCATTGAAGAAACGAGCGACGCCGATGAGTTGGCTTTGTCTGCGGGATTGGCTGATGACTACATAGAAGCCAGCTTTGTTGCTCAAAAAATGCGAGGCCAAATTGCAAGACAATTAGGCTATGACGCAGTAGAAATGCAAGACGAGCATGGGACAAGTTACCTTATTTCTCCAGGTGTTTCGTTAAAATACATCGGAGAAGCAGAAAAATAAAAAAGATGACGAAGAAATCCTCCTACTGCTGAGTGCTTAAATGGCCGGACTCCTCGACAAAGACACGCTGCCCTGCAACAAACCAAAGCGCACTTCAGGACACCCAAGCAAGAGCCATGTGGTTAAGGCTTGCTACGACGGGACCGAGAAGCTCATCAGGTTTGGGGAGCAGGGAGCCAAGACCGCAGGAAAGCCCAAGGCAGGGGAGAGCGACAAGATGAAACAGAAGCGCAAATCATTCAAGGCTCGCCATGCCAAGAACATCGCTAAGGGGAAGTCGTCTGCTGCGTGGTGGGCGGACCGTACTAAGTGGTAGGATTGTGCAAATAGTCCAAAAGTGACAAAATCCCGAGGCGTCAAAAATTAAGGAGTTAACATAACGTGCCCGGTGGAGCCCCTCTCGGAAATAAAAACGCTACCAAAACAAAGGTATGGAGCGATGCCATCAGGCGCGCTGTCATGCAGGGTAAGAAGCTGGACTCCTTGGCCAATGCCATTATCACCGCTGCTGAAGGTGGAGACATTGCGGCACTAAAGGAAATCGGGGACCGCCTAGAAGGAAAGGTCAGCCAGACGATTGCCGGAGAAGATGGGCCGATTGAGCTTGTCATCACATGGTCCGACAGCGCATCGAAATAAACTACGCCCCCAGACCGCTTCAGCTCGACTACCACAACCGCAAAGAGCGATGGGCAATAGCGGTCTGCCATCGACGGTTCGGCAAGACGGTTATGGTGCTGAACGACCTAGTGCGGGACATCATCACTTGCCAGAAGCCAAGGCCACGAGGGGCCTACATCGCGCCCCTGTACCGGCAAGCTAAGGCGGTGGCTTGGGACTACCTCCAAGAGTTCACCAGAGCTATTCCGGGGATGACCTATAACCAAGCTGAACTGAGGGCGGACTTCCCGAATGGAGGCCGCATCTCGCTTTACGGAGCGGACAGTCCCGACAGCCTCCGAGGTATCTATCTGGATGCCGTAGCTCTCGACGAATATGCCCAGATGTCAGAGCGGACATGGGAAGAAATCATCCGCCCAGCCTTGGCAGACCGGAAGGGAAGGGCGACCTTCATCGGCACCCCCATGGGTCACAATGCCTTTTTCCAGCTCTACGACAAGTATCGGGAACACCCGGATTGGTATGTGGTGGTGCACCGGGCCAGTGAAACCGGGTATGTGGACGAGGACGAACTTGAGGACCAAAGGAAACAACTGAGTGAAGAGCGATACTCCCAAGAGTTCGAATGCAGCTGGACCGCTGCGATTGTCGGAGCTTATTACGGCCGTCTGCTCGAAGATGCAGAAAAGTCAGGAAGATTTCGCAACGTCAATGCGGACCCAGGATACCCTGTTGAAACTTGGTGGGACCTTGGTATTGGAGACTCAACGGCAATATGGTTTGCCCAAAGAGTCGGTCCGGAAATACGACTTCTGGACTACTACGAAAACAACTCAGAACCCCTAAGCCATTACGCTCAGGTAGTCCTTGGGAGGTCTAGAGATAACAAGTGGACGCTGGGGGATATTGTCCTGCCTCACGACGCCAAGCAGCGCAGCCTAGACACCGGCAAGACTCGGGTGGATACCCTCAACGACCTGATGGGACAAAAGCCGGTTGTGCAGGCCCAGCACCGGATTGAGGATGGTATTGAGGCAGTCCGAAAAATGCTGCCGAATTGCTGGTTCGATGCGTTACACTGTGCAGCAGGATTGAACGCGCTTAGGCACTATCGAGCGGAGTACGACGAGGTGCGCAGAACCTACCGGCTAAGGCCCGTCCACGACTGGGCCTCGCATGGTTCTGATGCGTTCAGGGTTGGCGCAATGCACAAGGGCCGGACCGAAAAGCGATGGGAGCCCATTAGCTACTCAAACAGGGGCATCTTGTGAACACCGCCTACTTGATAAAACGAATTGCAGAATTGAGTGCTGAACTGACAGCGGTTAAGGCCGCAATGCAGGCGCTAGAAGTCAGGCTTGATTCTGTCGAAACCAGGCGGAAGAAAAATGCCCAAGCTGACTGACTCGCAGATTCTCGCCAAGGCCCAGATGGAGGTGACCTCCACCATCGGGCGCTGGGGTTCTGAAATCTCCAATGAGCGGGCTGCCGCGCTTGATTACTACCTCGGCGAGCAGTACGGGGACGAGGCTGAGGGCAGGAGTCAGGTTATCACTCGGGAGGTCATGGAGACCATTGAGTGGATTCTGCCGAGCTTGGTCCGCATCTTCTGCGATGCGGACAATATGGTTCAGTTCGACGCCGTTGGGCCGGAGGATGAAGAGCAGGCCGAGCAGGAAACGGACGTGGTTAACTACGTCTACTGGAAGCAGAACAAGGGCTTCTACAACACCTATACCTTTCTGAAGGACGCCCTTCTCTCGAAGAACGGCATCCTGAAAATCTGGTGGGAAGATGCCGAAATCGAGGAGCGGGAGGAGTACACCGGCCTTGATGAGCTGAGCATCCTTCAGCTTATGTCTGACCCAACGGTGACCCGCGAGCCTATCGAGGTCACTGTAGAAGAAGATGGGTCTATGTCGGCGGCTTTCAAGGTCACCAAGAACAAGGGCCGAGTCCGCATTGAGCCCGTAGCCCCTGAAGATTTCGGGATTAGCCGGGACGCCTCTAGTCCTTATGCTAAGGATGCGCGCTCTTGTTATATGCGGGTCCAGAAGTCGAAGAGCGAGCTTATTGAAGCAGGGTACGACCGCAAGCTGGTCGAGAGCCTCCCGACTTCTGACGACGTAGATACCCCTGAAAAGATTGCCCGAGACCGCCTAGACGACGAAGGTCTCGCGACCGTTTATACCCGAGACACCTACTGGATTACCGAGTGCTATCTCTACCTCGACAAGAACGACGACGGGATAGACGAGCTCCTAAAGGTGACCTACGCGGGCGACCCTGATGGCGGTGGCTCGGCGACCCTGCTAGATGTGGAAGAGGTCGACCGTATCCCATTTGCTACAGCAACCCCGGTCATCCTCACCCATAAGTTCTATGGACTCTCCATCGCAGACCTGACGATGGACATTCAGCACATCAAGTCCACCCTGTTGCGGCAGGTATTGGATAACACTTACCTAGCCAACAACTCGCGGACAATCGTGAACGATGAGTTCGTGAACATGGACGACTTGCTGACAAGCCGCCCTG